CAAGCGGGTCGTAATTATTTTAAACGCAAGACAGGTGCTAATTTAAAACCACCCGTTACCGAATCTAACCCTAAAGGTAAAAACAAGGCTAGAAAGAAGTCTTTTTGTGCAAGAATGGGTGGTGTAAAGGGTCCGATGAAAGATAAAAAGGGTAGACCAACTAGAAAGGCTTTAGCTTTAAAACGCTGGAAGTGTTAAAATGTCAAGATTTTCATCATATGGTCAAATTGACTCTCAAATGCGAGATGAGATTGATGCTGGATTTTTTGGTTTTAATAATCGGTTTAGACCCGATCAATTAAACGATGGAATTCTTGCAGATAGTCAAAACGGTCGGATGGATCTTAATGGCGAATGGCAAGTTCGCAAAGGTATTGACGTTATTAGCGGCTCATTGCTTCTTGCGGGTAGCGGAATTAATGTAGGGACTGCGGTTCTTGATGATGAAGGGACACCACCTGTAATAAATGATGAAGCTATTCCCGTAATTAGGGGGTCTTGTGCATTTTCAGATCCTACCGAATCAAGCAATAATCAATACATTGTTATTGCATTAGGCACAAAAGCAAAATTAGTAAATTTAGTTAATCGTATTGTTACTGAAATAGATTATCCTCCTGGAATAACTGTTGATCCAAATGCGTTTTTACTCCAAGCATTTAACAAGGTTATTTTATTTAGAGACGGTCAAACGCCTCTACTTTGGGATGGCGATGAATCCAATGATTTTGTTAAGGCTGAAAGCGGAACTTTTGTTCAACCAGTAGAACTTGGTAATAATTCAAATAATACTGTTATTAGCGATGGGGTTGTAACTGTTAGTTCAACTGCACATGGACTAGAAGTAGGCGATGAAATTGTTGTTACAGAATCTAATAATACTTTAACGGTAGGGGACAAGTTTGATGTAGCAACTGTACCTGATGCAGATAGTTTTACATTTTTTTCGGACTCCAGTAATCAAACTACCGTTGAAAATCATTACACAAAACCAGTTTCAGAGGGTATTGGTTATATCAGAATGCCAGCACCATCATTTGGTGTGTATCATGGAGAACGATTAGCAGTACCTTTTAATTATAATGTAGATTCTTCTGCGGACAGTTACACCGATAGAAATACTAGGGATGAAGTTATTATTTCTAATGGTCAACAAATTCAAACTTTTGATGATTTAAATGGTAAATTTAGACCTAATCTTGGAACTGCTGATTTCCTTGTTGGCTTGCATTCTTTTACAAATGAAACGCTTGTTCTTTTTAACAGAAATAGCATTCATATAATATCTGGTACATCAAATCTCAAAGCTTCTGCTATGAGTTTGGTTACAAATGAAATAGGTTGTGTTGCTAGAGATAGCATTGTTCAAGTTGGCGAAAACATTATGTTTCTTTCTGACAATGGTGTGTATGGTGTTTCATTCCAAGACTTATATAATCTTCGTGGAAATGAAGTTCCACTTAGTGAATCAATTGACGCTACAATTCAACAAATAAACAAAGAATATTGGTCAAAATCAGTAGGAGTTTATTTTGATAATAAATATTATTTAGCCGTTCCAATTGGACAGGGTGCAAATAAAAATAATAAAATTATTATTTATAATTTTTTAAATAAACAATGGGAAAGCATTGATAGCGTAGATGATCCATCATTTGATTTTGAAAATTTAATTGTAGCTGGAGATAAATCTAATCGTGCTGTTTATGCAGTAAATTCTTTAGGTGGAGTTCACAGGATAGAATCAAGACTAGATGGAGTAGATCAAATTACTGCTGATCCATCTACTTTGGGAGCTATATCATCATTAACAATTCCAGCATCTATTACTACAAGACAATTTAATCTTAAATCATTAGATAGAAAAAAATGGAATTCTTTTGAAATTCACACTGAATCATCCGCCGAAAGAGATTCAGAATTTACCATATCTGCTGAAACTGAAAATATTGATTATAATTTAAGATTAGGCACTTTGTCTGATAGATTAAATGGCAGTCCATTATCGCGAAGTGAAGATGTTTCCATCCGTGGTAGAATAGGTAATAGCCGTGCCTATGGAATTCAATTTACCTTAGACGAAATTTCGGGCAGACCAAAAATAAAATCAATTAAAACAACAGGAGCACAAGCTTTCAGATCCACTAACACCGCAATATAATGGCAATTTTAAATGTACTCAATCCTTATGTAGATGGACAAACTATTACATCTAGTAATTTAAACAGTTTAGTTACTGATTCTACTTTTGCATCAGAAGCAGTTGACGATATTACTACTCAAATAGGTGGTGCATCTGGTAAATCTATTGTTGTTCGTGACAATGCAATTGACCGCTCTAAATTAAAAAGCGAGTTAAAGGGTGCACTTGAAATAATAGATGGAGCACGAGTTGGCGGTGACAAAACTGGCAACACTAGGGGTGAGTCAGCACTTGACATACAATCATTAAGGTCAGTTGAAACGGATATTGCAAGTGGAGAATTTTCTATTGCTATTGGAAATGAGGCAGAAGCTTCAGGAAATAGTTCTATATCTATTGGGCTTGGAACAACAGCTAGCGATACTAACTGTGTTACTATAGGAAGAGGTGGCAATTCTCACGGACAAAATGCCGTATCAATAGGTAGCAGCAACTCAGTAAGGAATGCTCCAGATGGATCTACTAATCCTGGAACTAGTGGAGCCGTAGCAGTTGGAAGAAGCAATGTTGTAACTGGAAACGACGAAGAAACTGGTAAGGTTTTAGGTATAGGACATTCTAATACTGTAACTGGAGATATATCTTCTGCTGTTGGATTAGATCATGTTGTAAGTTCTGATAACGCTCATGCATATGGCAACAGTGTTACTGTAAGTTCTCAAGACTCTTTAGAATTAGGTCTTTGGCAAGGAACATCCCGAAGGGGTGGTATAAAATTAAATTTTGGCGGAGCAACATCTTTTACTTGTCTAAATACTACCGTAGTACCAAGTGATCAACCTACTGCTGGTAATGAGGGTGAAGAAGAATTAGGCAGGAGTATGTTTACAATTCAAAGAAACGGCGACGTTTTTACATTGTATTTTAATGATGCTGGCACAATTAAGTCACTTACATTAGGAACTGTAACATAAAAAATCATATATTGGATTATTTCTATTAAAAAATAGAATTTTACAGTAAACATATTTAAATATTATGAGCGAATTCGGACATGATTTTGATGACAACATGGTGGACGATGACGACGATTTTTATGATGATGTTGATTATGTGTTAGATGATTTTTACGTTTATGATGATGATTTTGATGATTTTGATGATTTCTTGGATGACCTAGTATTTGGCAATGATGATGACTTTGATGATTATAATGATAACAACATTGATGACTTTATAGACGACGATGCAGATTATGTATTTTATAGTGATACACCAATTACTAATACTGGAACCACAGTACCCGCAATACCTCCAGGACTTAAAACCCGAGAAGAATACATACAATCATTAAAAGACGGAACAACTTTAACTTTAAAAGAAAAACTAGACAACGCTCAGGCAAAACTAGCAGAAAAACTAGCGGAACGAGCGGCTGTTGTTCCGCTTGGAGATCATATTAAACAAGAACGAATAGCAAATGCTCAGGCTCTTGCTAATGTACGTCGCTATAACTATGCCGCCAATAGACCATATTTTAACCAAGAGGAATATGCTGAATTACAACGAATCTACAGAGAAACTCAGAAAGCATTAAATGATAAAACGGCTGAACATAACAGTCTAACAAATTCTTTAGGTAACGAAATAAATTCACTTACTTATAATGCAAATGTACTTGAATCAATGTACAATGAGTTTACTGCATTAAATCCAGATTATGAAAATTTAGAAATTTCTGATCAACAAAAACTTCAAATAGATTATGAATTTAACTATTTAAAAGAAAAATACAAAGAAGATAGTGTTACTTATGAGCAAAAACTAAGCACATATAACAGAATTAAAGATTTGTATGATGCTGAACTTGTATTCGCACAAGATTTGATAGATCGTAGAGTAACTTTCATTGATGGTATTGAAAATCGTACTCCAGAAAGCTTAGTTGATGATGAAACTAAATACGACTTAAGTGTTGCAGGACGAGAACTTCAGCAAGCAATAAATAATCTAACTTTTTTAAGAGATAACATTATTGAGGTTTCAAATGAAAACCAAGCATATCAAGATATTCAAACAGAACTTGCTGAACAAGCGGCGGCAGAAGCACAAGCCGAAGCTGATAGATTAGCTGAAATAGCGGCGGCTGAGGCTGAGGCAGAAGCACAAGCTGAAGCTGAAAGATTAGCCGCTGAAGCGGCGGCAGAGGCAGAAAGATTAGCGGAAGAAGCAAGGCTAGCAGAAGAAGCAAGGCTAGAGGCTGAGGCGGCTGAAGCAGAAAGAATTGCAGAAGAGCAACGGATAGCTGAGGAACAAGCGGCGGCTGAACAATTGGCTCGCGATATGGATTTAACAAGAGGTGGTCAAGTTGACCCCTCCGAAGGCGGATGGTTTCTTACTGAAGAGGGAGAATATCTATATCAACTTCCTGAAATGTTGGTTGATGGAAATGATCAAACCTATGGTCAACAAAGTATTGATGAATATGGTTTAGATTATGAGGGATATGATGAAGATGGTTACGATGCAGATGGATTTGATCGGGATGGATTTGATCGGGATGGGTTTACTCAAGAAGATATAGACCGTCAAGCGGAAGAGGCACGCTTAGCGGAAGAGGCACGCTTAGCGGAAGAGGCACGCCTAGCCGAAGAAGCACGG